GCTGTAAGCCATTTTGTTAGATATGGGCAAGCACAAAACTACAATATTTTGCATAATATGACTGATTGGCTTACTAGCGATTACGAATACGATTATTTAATTACTAACCCACCATTTAGCATTAAAGATAAGGTTATTGAGAAATGTTTACAAAGCGGTAAGCCTTCTGCCCTAGTTTTACCTATTGATGCGTTAGGCGGTAAAGGTAGGCATGCGCTATACAAAAAATATGGTTATCCAACTATTTACGTACCTAGCAGAAGGATTAACTACATATCTGAAAGTGGGCAAAACACTAAAGCTAATCATTTTCACAGTGTAATTTTAATATTTAACGATCTAAATGGTGCTAGGTTATTATGGGAATGATTGGCAGCACTGAGCCTAGAATTCACACGCCTTTATTAAAAGGCCCATCTAAATCACAAGAAGTAGCAGATCTAGCCGAGAAAATTGGCTTGCCGCTTATACCCTGGCAACGCTGGGTATTAGATGATTTGTTATCTATTGATGATGCTGGTATGTGGCGTAAGAAAACAGCTCTAGTATTAGTTGCCCGTCAAAACGGCAAGACGCACCTGGCACGTATGCTAATACTGTCGCATCTCTTCCTATGGGGATCTAAGAACGTGCTGGGTATGTCTTCTAACCGTAATATGGCACTAGATACATTTAGACAAGTTGCTTACACAATACAAGATAATGAATTTCTATTAAAACAGATAAGACAGATAAGACTTGCTAATGGTCAAGAATCTATTACATTAAATAACGGTGCTAGGTATGAAATAGCGGCAGCGACTAGAGATGCACCACGTGGAAAGACTGCAGACTTTCTATACATAGATGAGTTACGCGAGTGGACACCAGAATCTTTTACAGCTGCATTACCAGTAACTAGGGCGCGGCCTAATGCTATGACACTTATGACAAGTAACGCAGGTGACGGGTTTAGTACTGTGCTTAATGATCTAAGAGAGCGTTGCTTATCTTACCCACCAGATAATTTAGGATTTTATGAATACAGCGCACCACAGCATTCTAAAATACATGATCGCAAAGCCTGGTCTATGGCTAATCCAGCATTAGGACATTTAATAACAGAACAAACACTTGAAGAAAGTGTTAGCACTAACAGCATAGAAGCTACTAAAACAGAGATGCTTTGTATGTGGGTAGATAGCGCAGTAAGCCCTTGGGTCTATGGAAGTATAGAAGCATGCAGTGACAGCACGCTAGAGATCCCTGTCGGGCCAATGACTATAATGGCCTTTGATATTGCACCNACAAGGCGATCAGGTGCGTTAATTATGGGTCAAATGAAAGATGGCAAAATAGCCGTAGGATTAGCACAGCTGTGGCACAGTGATATTGCAATAGATGAGATTAAAATGTCTAGCGATATAAATGAATGGGCAAAAAAATACCATCCACACATTATTTGCTTTGACCACTACGCCACGCAGTCAATAGCCACACGATTAGAGCAAAGCGGATGGCGTATGCAAGATGTATCGGGTCAAGCCTTTTACCAAGCATGCTCAGATTTATCCGATGCCCTGGCTAATCAGCGAATGGTGCATAGTGGTCAAGCAGACCTAGTACAGCATCTAAATAACTGTGCTGCTAAGACTAACGATGCATCTTGGCGAATAATACGTAGAAAATCGGCTGGTGANGTNACAGCTGCAATATCNTTGGCTATGGTNGTAAGCCAGTTGACACGCCCACAACAAACCGCGCAAATACTTGTNTAACTTGCACCATNAGTCCNNTTTATGGTATAAAGTATANATATGGGTCTATTGTCTGCTTTGGGTATAACCAATAAAAAAGAAACCGTACAAGCGCAATATTCCCCTGCAATTATGGACACAGCTTATGGCTATGGTTCATTTACTACAGGTGTTGGTAATTTCCCTGGCGGATTAGATCGCAACCTTGCCATGCAAGTACCAGCTGTATCTCGTTGCCGTAATTTAATTGCAGGTGTGGTAAGTTATTTACCATTAGAGCTATACAAAAAATCTACAGGCGCAGAATTAACGAAGCCACTCTGGTGCGATCAGCCAGATATTCGACAGCCACGATCCGTCACTATTTCGTGGACTGTCGATAGTCTTATATTTTATGGCGTTGCATATTGGCGTGTTACAGAATTATATGCAGATGATTTAAGACCATCACGATTTGAATGGGTTGCTAATAACCGAGTTACATTTACTACTAATAAGTTTGGCACAGAAGTTGACGAATACTTTATAGATGGTGTTAAAGCACCTATGTCTGGTATTGGTTCACTTATTACATTTCAAGGACTAACTCAAGGTGTATTACAAACTTCTGCACGAACAATACAAAGTGCATTAGATTTAGAAAAAGCCGCAGCTGTATCTGCTGCAACACCAATGGCAACAGGATTTATTAAAAACACTGGCGCAGATATGCCAGAATCACAAGTACAAGGATTATTAGCCGCATGGAAATCAGCACGTCAAAATAGAAGCACAGCATATTTAACTAGCACATTATCTTACGAGGCAGTGGGTTTCAGTCCTAAAGATATGATGTATTCGGAAAGCCAACAGTACCTTGCCACCCAAGTGGCCAGAGCTATGAATGTACCTGCGTATTACATAAGCGCAGATATGAATAACAGCATGACTTACCAAAATATAATTGATGGTCGTAAAGAGTTTGTAGCCTATTCACTACAGCCTTATATCTGTGCTATAGAGGATCGCCTAAGCATGAACGATATAACGGCTAATGGCCATATTGTACGTTTTAACATAAGTGAGACTTTCCTACGATCAGATGACAAGGCAAGACTAGAGACAATAGAAAAAATGTTAACTCTAGGACTTATAGATTTAGATCAAGCAAAAGAAATGGAAGATCTAACACCTAACGGAAATGAGAACGATAATGCTACTTACATTCAGTAGTCAAATAGAAAGCGCAGATAATGAGCGCAGAGTTATAGCAGGCAAAATTGTACCCTTTGAGGAAGTAGGCAATACTTCTGTAGGTAAAGTGGTCTTTGCTAAAGGTTCAATAGAGATCGGTGACCCAGGCAAAGTTAAGATGCTTATGCAACACAGCTCAGAGCGTCCTATTGGCAGAATGCAGAAATTTAATCAAGCAGAAGATGGTATTTACGCTAGCTTCAAAATCAGTGCGTCCATGCAAGGGCAAGACGCTTTAGTGCTTGCAAGTGAGCAACTAATTGATGGTTTATCTGTAGGTGTAGACGTAAACAAATCTGTGCAGAAAAAAGATTATTTATATGTAACTAGCGCAATCTTAAAAGAGGTTAGCCTAGTAGAAAGCCCAGCGTTTAGTAACGCTCAGGTAACTAAAGTTGCTGCTAGTGAAAACGAAGCAGAGGACACCAATCCAATAAAAGAAAGCGAGACTCCTGTGGAAGATTTAGCAACAGCACCACAAGAAGCAAAGGCAGAGGCTGCTACTCCTACAGTAGAAGCCGCACGCCCAACAATTACAGCACCACTTATCCAAACAACTATTCGTACGCCAATTACATCTATGGCTGCTTACACAGAGCATAAGATCAAGGCTGCATTAGGTAATGATGATTCAAAGCTATATGTAACAGCAGCGGATGATGCATTTTCAAATAACGGCGCATTTAATCCAACACAATATCTAGCCGAGTTTGTAACTAACACACGCTTTGGCACACCTGCTATTGATGCATGTTCACAGGGCGTATTGCCACCAAACGGTATGACAATCAATGTACCTTCACTCGTTACGTCAAGTGGCGGTGGTACAGGTGTAGCACCAGTAGTTACTGTAGAAGCCGAAGGCGGCGCAGTACAAAATACTGGCATGGAAACAAATTATTTATCAGCAACTGTATCTAAGTACAGTGGCATGAATACGCTATCTATTGAGCTTCTAGAAAGAGCAGGATATCCTGGCTTTTATGAGGAGTTAACTAATCAATTAACACAAGCATATTTAAAGACACTTGATACCACAGTACTAACTGCAATTCTTGCAGCTGGTATGAACGGCACAAACACAACTGCTGATCTAGA